AGCTGACCGAGGAGCAGTAGGAAAAGGTGCTCAGCGGGGATCTGCGCCGGCGGAACAACGAGCAGACGTTGAACACGGACACCAACGCCTTTCACGATGGCGAGTACGTCCACTTTACCCAGCTCTTTTACTGGCGGCACTACTACCACGAAGAGGAAACCAACTTCTACGCGCTGCAGCGGATGGTGTTTGTGGACGGGCTCGAGGAGCCGGTCATCAACGAGGAGTATCAGGGGCAGGCGCGGCAGCCGGACGGGTCCATCGTCGGGATGCGGCGCAACCCGATCCAGGTCCTCACGCTGACGTACATCTCGGATGATCCGCTGCCGCCCTCGGACTCCACCATTGGCCGGCCGCAGGTGGACGAGCTCGAGGCCTCGCGCGATGCGATGGTGCAGCAGCGGAAGCACTCGATCCCGATCCGCTGGTTCGATCCCAATCGTGTGTCCGCCAATACCCGCGCGCTGCTCGAGAAGGGCACGTATCAAGGGCTGGTGCCGACCAATGGCCCCGGCGACCGCGCGATTGGCGAAGTGGCGCGGGCGACCTACCCGGCCGAGCGATTCGAGTTCGATCGCGTGATCAACAGCGACCTCTCGGAAGGCTGGCAGGTCGGGAGCAATCAGGCGGGCAACTTCGCGAGCGGGGAACGCTCCGCGAGTGAAGCGCGCATCATCCAGCAGAACTTTCAGACGCGGGTGGGGCAGGAGCGCGACAAGGTCACGCGGTTCCTCGTCAACATCTCGGAGTGCATCGCGGGGCTCATCGCGATCCACGGCGGTGAATACGGCCTGCCGAAAGAGATCGCGGGGCAGGTTACCTACGACGTGCGCGTGGACTCCACCGTCCGGATGGACGCGGAGTCGCGGATCGCGCAACTCGATGCGTTCGTCAACAAGTGGGCGCAGAGCGGCTTCCTGAATCCCAAGGTCATCGCGCAGGAGTGGGCGGATCTGGCCGGCATCCCGCCGGAGGCCATTGTCGATCCGCAACCAAAGGGACCGGAGCCGGTGAAGTTGAGCGTGAGCAAGGCCGAAGATCTGGCCTCGCCGCTGTTCCTCGCGTGCCTCATGGCGACCAATCAGGCGCCGTCTCCGGAACACATCGCCGCAGCGGTGAGGCTGCTTAACGAAGCGTCGATGGGGATCGTGCCCATCATCCCGCCACAGGCGCCCGAGAGCGAGCCGGTTGGCGACAACGTCAAGCGGCCCGGCATTCAGAACGCCGACTGGCAGGAACAGCCGCGCATCAACAAGCGCGACGAGGATGGGGGCGCCTGATGCGGATGATCGACGCGCGCTGCGAGACGTGCGGGCGCACCTGCGAGTTTCTGCTGCGCGAGGGCACCGTCTATCCGGAGTGTTGCGGGGCGCCGATGGTGCGGGTCTATCTCCTGCGCGCGGCGAAGGTGCAGGGCGACGACATTCCCGGCGGCATCGAGATCCTGCACGGCATCTGCAATGAAGACGGGACGCCGAAACGCTACTACTCGAAGTCCGCGATCAAGCAGGCGTGCGCGGTCAAAGGCGTGATGCCGTACCACGACGTGTATGCCGAGGGCGGCAATCAGACGCTCGCGGATGCGCGGCACCGTGACGACTGGCTGAAGACCTCAACCGCGCGACGCGCGAAGCGTGACCGGGACGAGGCACGACGGGAGAAGGCACACCGATGACCTTTGAGCAAATCAAAAAGGCCATCAAGGACTATTGCCACCTGCAAAGTCAGGAGGCCGATACCCGTGTTGGTGAGGCCATCAACCGCCACTATCGGCGCGTCACGTCCACGTGCAACATCGACACGGCGCGGTTCGTGACGCGATCAGTCTCGACCACGACCGGTGTCCGCACGGTCACGTTCAGCAACATCGAAAAGATTGACCGCGTCATTGACGCGACGGACTCTGATGCGATCCGGATGCTGAGCGAGATCAGCATGCAGGCGCAGCGGAGCCGCCAGCCGAGTGCGGGGCAGCCGGAGACCTGGGCGCTGCAGGCCTCCGGGGCGTCGTCAGTGACGATCCTGCTCGATACCGTCCCGCAGGAGGAGTACGACCTGCAGGCGGATGGCTGGTCGTCACTGGCCGATCTGCAGGCGAACGACGAACCCGCATTCCCGGAGTCCTTCCACGACATCCTCGTGTGTGCGGTGCTCGCGGAAGAACTCTTGCGCAAAGAGAAAGCCGACCTCGCGGATCGGATGGAGGCGAAGTCCGAAAAGCTGCTCTCGGAGCTGCGGTACTTCCTCGTGGATACCGCCGACCGCGATACGCGGCAGGGCAGCACGCCGGGTGGGCTGGGAACTGGTGGGACTGGCGGCGGTGGCGGCGGGTCGGTGGGTGGGTCAGCCTACACACAGACCGCGCTCGTCACCTTCGACCTCGGGGCCAGCGTAGCGCCGTTTGCGGTGGCGCAGGCCACGGCGGCGGTGGTCACCAATCTCGACGCGGACGAACTGGACGGCGAGCACGGCAGCTTCTATCTCGACCGCGCGAATCATACCGGGGCGCTGCAGGTCGAAGCCACCGATCTGGTGAACCTGACGACCAATACCCTGGTGGGGCGCGATACCGCCGGCACAGGGGCGGGCGAGCAGATCACGCTCGGGGCCGATCTCGAGATGAGCGGCGCGCAGGTCCTACGGGTGGCGGCGTTCACTGGTGATGTCACGAAGACGGCCGGCAGCGTTGCGATGACGATTGCGTCGGATGCGGTGACGACCGCCAAGATTCTGGACGACAACGTCACCGACGCCAAGATCCGCAACAGTGCGGCGTGTTCGGTCATCGGGCGCAGCGCCAACAGCACCGGCAACCCGGCCGACATTACCTCGAGCACCAACAGCACGGTGCTGGCGCGCATCAGTGACGCGCTGACGTGGGTGGCTGGGCTCGTCTTCGACGGTGCCGGCAAGGTCACGCAGATCGCGTTTCCGGCCAGTCAGTCGGCGGCGTCTGACGCGAACACGCTGGACGACTACGAAGAGGGCAGTCACACCCCGACGGATGCGAGTGGCGCCGCGCTGTCGTTCACGACGGCGGAAGGGGCCTACGTCAAGGTCGGGCAACTGGTGCACGTGTCGTGCATCGTGACCTACCCCTCCACGGCAGATGGGACGGCGGCGACGGTATCCCTGCCGTTCACGGTGCAGGACACCACGAACGACATCTATACCGCGATCTGCGAGAACAACTCCGGGACCACGGTGCTGAGTGTGCGGGCGACGAATAACACCGCGGCGGTCACGGTGAAGAACGCGGCGAGTGGCGCAGCGATTACCAACGCGAATCTCTCGACGCTGACGATTCGGTTTTCGCTGACGTACCGGGCGACGGCGTAATGGCGTTCACGATCACGTCACTCCGGGGCGGGATGAACGACACCGACCCGCCGACGGAGTTGGCTGAGGACCAGTGCACGGTGATGCAGAACGTGGAACTGCAGACGGCGACGATGGGCGAGCGGCGGCGCGGCGGGATCGGAATCGATCTCACCGGCAGTGCGCTGGCGGCCTGCGATCGCATCGTCTGGACGCATCGGCACCTGCCCACGACCGACCAGGCGGACGCGCAGTTCTGGGCGCTGGGGATTGATGGGACGAGCGCGGTCCTCGCCTACAAAGATACGAGCTGGCACACCATCACGATGGCCGATGCGCTGACGGTCGATGGAGTGCATGAGTACCAGATCGACGCCGTCAGTCTGCATGGGAAGCTGTTTATTGCCTACAAGAGCAGCGTCGATCGGCTACATGTGTTCGATCCGGCGACGTCCACGACGGCGCTCCGTCGTGTCGGGTTGGTGGAGCCGGGTGCCGCGCCGACCGCGGCGGACAGTGGCTCGGGGTCCTTCGCCACCACGCGCTATTACCGCACGCGCGAGACGGTGCAGGTGTCCGGCTCCACCATCTTGCGCAGTGAGCCCTCGGCCACGCTCACGAAGGCGCCGAGCGGCACTGGGTCAGGGCTGGACGTCACGAAGCCCGCGACGCTCAACACCAACTCGACCCATTGGGAGTTGGAAGCCTCGCTCGACGACGCCAACTTCTACGTCATCGCCACGACGGTGATTGGGACGTCCACAGTCACGGACACCACGTCTGCGGCGACGGGCTACGCCACCGCGTTCGACCTGTCCGAAGACATCGGGGACTATCTGCCGCCACACTCCGCGCGGTACCTGATCGCGGACGAGGATCGGCTAGTTGTTTTCGGCAGCTTCGAAGACGAAGACCGTGATTCGTCGATGTCATGGACTCCGGTCCATAACGCGACTGGTGTCGGGAATGACGAGCGCATCACGCTGGATCCAGTGAGCGTGTTGAATCTCGATGGCTTCGAAGGCGGGCGCATCTCGGATACGTGGTCGGCGGTGGCGGGTGAAATCTGGGTGTTCAAGGACTACCACACCTACAAAGTGAACCGCACCGGGATCCGCATCAACGCCTACGAGCCGCACACGATCAGCAAGACGTGCGGGGCGATCGAGGGCTCTGTGGTCGAAGGGGTGGACGAGTCCGGGAACCCCTCGCTGTACTTTCTCGATCCCGCGATTGGTCCCTGCCGAGCCAGAAAGGGCGTGATCCAACGCTGCGGCAAAGACATCTGGCGCACGTTCCAGACCATCAACCTCGATGCCACGGTGGTGTGCCGGTCGCTGTTCTACCCGACCACAGCGCAGGTGTTTTTCAACATCGCGACAGACGACAGTGACGTGCCGGACTTCGGGTTGACGCTGCAGACCAACGAACAGCGGCAGGCGCCGAACGGCGAAGCGCGGCGTGGCTGGACGACGCGCACCGGGCCCTCCTGCGGGTCGCTGACGATGGGCCTCTACTCCGACAACATCGATGACGACACGGCGCGGTCCAAGGTGCTCGTGCCGTTCATTGGTGTCGAAGGCGACGGCCTCGTGTGGCGGTTGGATACCGGCGACGACGACAACGGGACGGAGTACTCGGCCTCCATCGTGACAAAGCCATTTGCGCTGGCGGACCTGCAGACGGCCTTCGAGATCAAAACGGCCACCCTGGTGGCGAAGGCGCAGGAGGACGCGCGGCTGTCGGTGTCGGCCATCCCGAACTTCGGCACGACGGTCACGAAGTTGGCCGAAGAAGTGGACCTCACGCCGGCGGGTGATGAGGCGCACGTGACGCGGTTCATGGACGATCTCGGGCTGGCTGAATGCACGGTCGTGCAGGTGCAGTTCGCGGACACGGACACACCCGGAGAGCGGTGGGAACTGGCGCGGTGTGCGCTGACGGTGTCGGCGGGGCAGGGGGATTGAGATGTATTCCCCCCAGAATGCCAGCGGCCTGCCGTCGGAAACGCTGTCGGAGTTTCAGTACCTCTCCGCGAAACTCCGGGCATGGGTGGCGGTGGATCACAACGAAGACGGGACACATCGAGTCACGTCGGCCAGCGCCTCCAATCGGCTCGTGGGTGAGATCGTGATGTGGGGCGTGGGGACGGCGCCGTCACTGTGGCGGCTCTTGGACGGCACGCCACTGTCGCGCACGTCCGAGCAGGCGCTCTTCGAACTCTGGGGCACCACCTACGGCGTTGGGGACGGCTCGACCACGTTTGGCACGCCGGACATGCGGCAACGGGTGCCGCTGGGCAAGGCGGCGTCCGGGACGGGCAACACGTTGGGAGCCACGGGCGGCTCGATCGATCACACGCACTCGTTCAGTGGGGCCACAACCGGGGCGGGTGGGAGCCACTCGCACACAGCGAGCACGGGATCGGCGTCCGACCACACGCACACGTTTATCGCTTCCACGAGCGTGGAGAACGGCTTTGATACTCAGGCCGGCACGGGCGCGGATCGGACGACGACCCATCAGCACACGGTGAGCGGCACGACGGATGCCGGCGGGTCGCACTCACACACGGTGACGGTGGACAGCGCCAGCGATCACACGCACTCGCTCGGGAGTGGGAGCACGGGCAGTGGGAATATGCCGTACCTCGTGGTGAACTTCATTGTGTACGTCGGGGTGTAGAGATGGCGACACGCGATCAGGCCAAGCAGCAATACGACGACTACATCCGGGGACGGAACGGGGCGCCGAACGCCGACACCGAAGGCGATTTCTCGAACCTGTGGAATCAGTCCTCGGAAGCGGGGATGTACTCCGGGCAGGGCTACGGCAAGGGCTGGGACGAGCTCTTCGGCGCGTTCAAGCCAACCCTGGATGCCAGGTGGAACGAAGGCCCCAAGAACGCCACGCCCGCGCAGCAGTGGAACGCGCAGCCGGGCGGCGGGACAGGTGCGGTGTCGCAGATGGGCGGCCGGAGCGACGAGCTCTACAAGACCCTGATGGACCGCGTGCAGGGTGGCATCAATGTGAACTCCAGCGATCCGCTGGTGCGCGCACAGGTCGATCCGATGGTCGCGCAGCAAGAGCGCGCGATGCGCAACTACATCGACGACACCGCGGAACGCTCCGGGCCGCTGGCGAACCTGCAGGGTGAACGGAGACTGGCAGCGGAGCGCATGGGCCAGCAGGCCGGGGCGTTCGAGTCCGAAGTCATCGGCCGGATGATCGAGGGCGAGCGCGGCGACATCAATCAGCGGCTCCAGATGTACGGCGATCTGCTGTCGAACGACCAGCGACTGGCCCTGCAGCGCGAGCTCGGGTACCTGGACGACGCGGGCCGGACGAAGGATCGCGATCTCCAGCGGTACGGCATGGGGATGTCGAACGATCAGTTCTTGCGGCAACTCGCCTTGCAGGAATGGAATGACCGCAACAAGTGGGATTACACCTGGGGCATGGGAGGAGAGTAGGCCATGGGACTGTGGGGCGCATTGGGCAAAGGACTCGGGGCGATCGGCGCCGGCGTGGCCGCGCCATTTACGGGCGGGATGTCACTCAGCCTCCTGCCGAGCATCCTCGGGGCTGGTGGGGCGGCGGCCGGCGCGATGGGTCAGAGCAAGACGCAGAACCGCGACGCGAAGTTCAGCGGGCAAATGGACCTCGAGCGCCTGCTGATGGACCGTGACGCGCAGTCGCAGGGGATGCGGATCGACCGCGAGAAGGAAGGGCGGGAAGGCCGCAATGACGCGTGGCGGGCGATGCTGCGGGCGTCGCGGACGCTGGACCCCGGCGCACAGCCGCAGCTGTCGCCGTATTCCATTGCGCCGAGGATGACGAGCGACACGGAGAAGGCCGGCGCGCAGGCGATGCTGTCCGAGGTGATGAAACGCCTCGAAGGCGGGAACCCGATCCCCGAGGTGACGGAACGCCCGATGTCGGTGGATCCGCGGCTGCTGGATCCGTCCAAGGGGGAAAGCATCCTCGGCGGACTGGGCGCCGGACTGAGCGCGGCTGCTCCTCTCCTTGATGCCTTGAGGCGACCACCGATGAATACGGCCCGCAGTATTGGCGGCAGGTACTACTAGCCATGCCGCGCTATGGGTTCACCAATCCGGGGGCGAACGCTGGCAACGCCATCCAGCAGTTCCTCATGCAGCAGATGCTGATGGAGCGCGAGCGGCTGGAGCAGGAACGCGCGGCGCGCGAAGAGGCCGCGCGCATGCAGCAGCAGGCCGAACAGCGCAAGATGGCGCAGCAGCAACTGGAACTCCAGCAGCAGCAAGAGCAACGCATTGCGGCGGCGCAGCAGCAGCAGCAGGCCGATCTGGAGAACGAGCGCAACTTCCGGCGCGCGACGACGATCGCGGATTCCGCCATGCCGGGTGATGCTGTCGATGCGCAGACCGCCGAACTCTTGCGCGCGCAGGGCTACGGCGGGCAGATGACACAGGGCCAGCCGACACAGGGCGCGCAGATTGGCGAGGAGGAAGGGATCCCGCTGTACGACGTCATCCCCGGCGTCATGCAGATGCGCGGCGGGTCGAAGTATCTGGGCCAGCGACAAGCGGCCCAAGAGCGCGCGGACCTTGCGGCACAGGGGCAGGCGGCGGCGGCTGAACGCGCGGCGGCGGATCGGTCGTTCCGCGAAGAGATGGCGCGGATGCAGGCGGGGAACCGCGGTGAACTCGACTCCGCGCGTGCAGAGACCGCACGGCTGAACAACGAGATCGCGGGCGTGAAACTGGAGCGCGAGAAGGCCGCCAACGAACAGGAGCGCGCGTGGCGCGACAAGACGGGTGAAGACTCGCGGCGGGTCACGGAGAATGCGCTGGCACTGGCGCGACGGGCGCGGAGTCATCCCGGCCTGCGGAAGACGCACGGGATCATTTCATCGCGCATCTCGGTGATCTCACAGGACGCCGCCGACTACAAAGGCATCCGCGATCAACTTGTGGCCGCGTTGACGCTGCCAAACCTTGGGGCACTCAAAGGCCCGATGTCCGACAAGGACGTGAAGTTCGTGAAGGATCTCGCCACACGACTGGCGAACGACCAGATGTCCGACGAGGAAGCCGTGCGCGCGATTGATGAGGCGATCAGTTTCCTTGAAAGCAAACTGGCGGCATCCGGCGGTGGTGAAGATGCAGGGCCGCGGAAGCCCACGGCGCAGGAATTGATCGACAAGTACAGGCCACCGCGATGAACCCCGAACTCGACGCGATCGTGCAGGCGATGATCGACGCGGGCGAATCTGAAGAGAACATCGCCAGCGTCATCCAGGCCTATCAGCCGATGGCGAGCCATGAGCCGAGCACGCCGAAGTCGCCCATCGCGGCCGGTGTGATGGCGGCTGGGGCGATGGCTCCCGGCGTCGTGTCGATGGCGAACAAAGCGGCGGGGGGATTGAAGACGATCGCGAAGTCGCGGTTGGGTCGGCTCACCCCCGGTGTCATCGCCTTGGATGCGCTCTGGGGTCTCAAAGACGGTGACATCGCCGGTGCCGCGAAGTCGGCGATCGGGTCCGCGGCGATGTCGCAGATTCCGCGGGCGCTGACGGCGATCCAAAAGGCCACAGAACCACTCAGCGGAGTCACGTCTACAGGCATCAAGTGGGCAGCCAAGCCGGGGGCCGGTCCACTGATCTCGCGTGGGGCGAGTGGGTTGAGCAAGATCGCCGGGGCGGTCGGGATACCGCTCCAAGTGCTGTCGATGGCAATTGACGCCAACGAGATCACGCAGCAGATGATCGACGACCCGAACACGCCTCCCGAGCGCCGAAAGCTGCTGGAGGCTATGCAGGATCGTCATGCTGATCCGACGTGGATCCCATGACGTGCACGACGCCGATGACGATCACGAGGATAAAGGTCAGGCTCACGCGGATGAGCCGGTCCACGTCCACGAGCCAGAGGCCGATGAGGAGCAGGAGCGCCAGCACGTCGAAGTAACGGCGCATAGGGGCGAGTGTACCACCAGGGCGGCCTGACCGGGCGTGACAGCGCCCGGCCAGACCTGAGCACGACCCGCCAGTAAAGGAGCTGGCCGGCCATGCCTGACGCGATCGTGAACAGATCAGCTATAGGCTTGCAAGTACGACGAAAGGCGTATGGTGGGCCCAGTGTCGGTGGTTGATGAACTCCTACGCGTCTGGCCGATCCTGGCGGCGGTGGGCGCGGTTCTCTGGGGGGCCGTAATGTTTGGGCAAAACCTGCGGAATCGTGTATCCCGGCTGGGGCATCGGGTCGAAGCCGTGGCCCAAGAGCATGCCGCGCACGAGGACCTGTGCTCTGAGCGGTACGCGGCGATCGAGCGGCAGCACGTGGAACGAACCAAGCTTATTGACGAGCGCCACAAGGAGAACCGGGAGCGGTTCGACCGGCTGGAGAGCAAGTTGGACCGCCTGCTGGATCTGCGATGAATGACGTCGTCAGGCTCCGAGAGGCGATCGACATGACCGTGACCATGTCTGATTCGCAACTCGCTGAAGCCGCGTCACCGGGGGCGTCTCCGTCGATCGTGCGGATGATCGCGCGGATCAAGCGCGAGGATCCCTACGGGTGGCGGGCGTTGCGTGCGGAGATGGCGGGGACGGATCGCGCCGTGCCCATCGAGCCAGAATCCGCTCGCACGTGGTCGCTGGCGGCGGAGTCCGTGCGGCTGGCGTTTGTGAGCTACGCGGAGATTCAGTCGGTGGCGTCCCGTCTGCTCGTGTCACGGGCCACGATCTATGACCACCTGAAAACCTTGTCGGAGACATTCGAGATTGAGCGCAAGCGCGTCGGCCCGCGGTTGCAGTTCCGGATTGGCTCACGAAAGGCGGCCTGATGAAACGCATCCGTGTGGTGGAGGACTGTGGTGGAGAGCCGCTGTCCACGTCCTACGAAGCCGTGGTACTCGATGACCAGGACATGGCGGACTTCGTGCGGATGAAATCGGCGTTGCGGGACATCAGCCAGAGTCCGGACGGCACCCCGTTGACGGTGATCCGGCAGATGGCGCGGGAGGCGCTGCCACGATGAGCGACAAGGCGGGCTGCGCGCTGTTCGCGGCGTTACTGGTGCTCGCGGCGTACTTCGCCATCAAACTAGTGATGCACTTCTCTTGAGTCCTGCACGACAAGTCGGCCTGATCGCTGGCGCGTGGCGCTGCTGGGAACCCGCGTACCCCCGCGCGGCTCGCTGCTGTGGTGGCAGTGGGGGCGCTGTGTGGCCAGCGACAGGCCGTCGTCATCCAACCACCAACTGATACTCTGGTCGGGTCGGATCGTTGGGTTGATCGAGGGGATGCGGCAGCGATCCTCCAGGCACACACGTCACCAGTGATCGCCGCGCGAAGGTCAGCTCCAAGGTATCAGCCGGCGCACAGAAGTTGTTGGCGTGGACGTGGACGAGCTCGAACGACCGCCGCATCCCGCAGACAAACCGCTCGAGCGGCTCGAGGTGCTGATCGATCTCGTGGCACTCGATGATGAGCCCCACGAGCCGATCCTGATGCGCAAGGATGTCCGGCAGAATCTCCCACTCCGCTCCGTCGATGTCGATCTTGAGCAGGAGCCGGAAGCCGGAGAGCCGAGAGAGGGCGGCGCCAACGTGTGTGGTGGCTGGTGCACGTGCCCCGATGCGCTCGCGGTAGTGGGTCGCGTGCTGTGAGAAAAACGCTTCGTAGTCGCGCCAACGATGCCAGCGGTTGCGCACATACCGCCACGGCATCCTGCCCAGCATCCACTCCGCGAGGTGCGCCACGAAATCTCGACGCCAGCCCGCGCCAGAGATGGTGTGATCGTAGGCATGGACCGGCAGCGGCTTCATTCTGTGAACGTCGCGCTCAAAGGTCCAGTTCGGCCCGAGGCCCATGCTGACGAAGCCGTCCGCGTAGGTCACGAGCGACGCGGGCAACACATAGCCACCGTCGTGGTCGCTGCCGAGTCGGATCATGTGTTCGACGGCGACGGGCGCTAACCAGGCTGGAAGAGAGGCTGCGGTCATGGGCAGCACGAGAGCAAATCTGTCACCAGATCGCAAGCGTAAAACGTATGGGACGATGGTCGTACGTTTCAGCGCGAAGGTTCAGGCTGTGGAGACTTCGGTCTGACTGCTGAAATGGTTGTGCAAAAAATTTCGCGGATTAGCCCTGATCCCGAGTGACAGAAATATTAAATCCGTCTTAATGTGTGCCACTCGTTACCTAAGCGATAACCCGTACGAAGTTTTCGCAAACCAGGAGGCGACTCTCCCATGCGTCGTACTGATTCCCGTGTTCGGCCTCATCCCGATGCGCGTCTAGCCAGGCTGCGCGAACTGTTTCCGGCGCTCACGTCTCGACAGTTGAGGGTGGTTCTCGCTTGGGGGGAGCGATTCTCCGTCGCTTCAGTTGCGCGATCGTCTCAATCAGCAGGTCCCGGTCGGCGTCGTCCAGCCTGAGGACTTCACTGACGAGCGACCGATCAGTCAAGCGATGCGTCGCGATGGCTGACGGCGAGGTGTGGCTCACGCGGCGGTCCTGTCCAGAGCGGCGTTGCTTGGCGCGGCGCTCCGTGTAGGCGCTGATGCCGGGCTGCAGGAGTTGGTACGCGGAGATCCCGAAGAAGTCCGCCATGCGATCCCAGTACTTCAGCGGAAACTCCCGGTGATCTTCCTTCATGATTTTGCTGATCCAGCTCTCACTTTTCCGGCACCAATCCGCCAAGTCCTTCCGCGTGAGCCGACGCCCTTTCAGCAAGGCGTCGATGTTCGCTTTCATCTGACGATTCGCCTGCATAGATGTCACTGGATCTATCACGAAAGCGCATGGCACCCGCGCCAAGGGCCGAATTTATTGCGTGAACAGAACTATTGACACCAGCGCCAAGTCGCGCTTATACTCACGTCCATGCAGTCAGGACCCACACAGTTCAAGGATTGGATGCATCGGCGCCGCTTCCTGCAACGGGAAGCGGCCGATTACTTCGGCTGGCATGAGACGTACATCTCGCAGTTGCTCAGCGGCGCTCGCACGCCTGGACTGGACAACGCCGTCCAGATCGAGCGCCAGACGGGCATTCCTGTTGAGGCATGGATGCCAAGCGAGTTGGACAAAGCCAACGAAAACGGTGCCAAGAACGGCTCTAAAACCAAGTTGCACAAGGCGTAAAGCGTCATGCCATTTGGTGTACATAACGTGTCCTATCGGGCGTCAGCCCACTTGGCATCGGCGCTAAGTTGCGGGATTTTCTTCGACAAACCGGCGGGTGGGCGCCTCACTCTAGCACGGGTGGCGTGAGATGCCCTACCTCGACTCGCTGACGCCGGCCTTGCCCTTTTCTGAACCCACGACCTCGCGTGAGGCGGCGGTGGCGGCGCAGGACTTTGCGGCCTCTCAGCGCTCGCGGGTGCTGGCGTGGCTGCGGGACCGCTGGTCGCATGGCGGGACGCAGAAAGAGGCGGCCGAGGCGCTGGACATCGCGCGGCAGAGTGTGTGCCCGCGGTTCGATGAACTGGAGAAGTCGGGGGACATCATCCGCTCGGTGTCTGAGCGCAGGCTGCGGTGCCGAGTCTACTTCGTGGTGAGGCGATAGATGCGAGTCAAGTTGGTGGACATCGTCTTCGGTGCCGGCACGCAAGTGCGCGCGGCCATCAACGATCAGCTCGTGACGGACTACGCCGAGCGAATGGCGGAGGGCGTGGTGTTCCCGGCGATCGTGCTGTTCCACGATGGCAACGCGCACTACTTGGCTGACGGGTTCCATCGGTTTCTGGCGGCACAGCGGAACCAGTTCCCAGACATCGACTCCGACGTTCACGCAGGCACCAAAGAAGACGCGCTGTGGTTCGCGTTGGGGGCTAACAGGGCCAACGGTCAGCGAATGACGCTGCTCGATAAGCAGCACGCTGTTGCCATTGCGTTGAACACCTGGCCGAACAAGATGCAGCGCGAGATCGCTGAACAGGTCGGGTGTCACCCAAGCCTTGTCTCCGAGGTGTACCGAAAGTCTACCGGTAGTGAACCTGTACTGCGCGGCCGCGCGTTGCAAACCAAAGAGAAGCGTGACCGCGTGCGCGATCTGATTGCTGGCAGCAACATGGGCGCGGAGTCGATTGCCAGAGAGGCCAAAGTGAGCCGCACATTGGTGACGGACGTGCGCGTCGAAATGGGGCTGTCTCGCGTGAGCACGAAACCGGTCGATGTCTTGGCGCGGCGCGAGCGCATGCGCGACATGGCGGCTGATGGCTACACGTCGCGCCAGATTGCGAGCGAGATCGGGCTTGATGTTTCGACAGTTGGGCGCATTGCCAAAGAGCATGGCATCGACGTGCCGGCCGATCGGGTCGTTGGCAAGACCACGAAGAAGCACGACTCCAACCGCATCGTGCAACGCATGGTGATGGACGCAGAGAACCTCTGCGCCGACGTGAATCTGATTCAGTTTGCCGACTTGGACCGCTCGCAGATCGCGCACTGGGTGCAGTCGCTGAACGAGTCCCGTGACCAGTTGGGTGGCTTTATTCGACGTCTGATGAAGGAGCACAAGAATCATGGCGAAGCAGCCTAAGACCGCCACCGCGCGCACGTCCAAGGTCGGGCGTGTCTCGATCGCGAAGATGCGGGTTCCGCCGGCTGGTGTCTCACAGCGCAAGTTCAGCAGGGCGCAGGGTGAAGAGATCGCGTCCAATCTCGATCTCGATAAGCTCGGGTTGCCCATCGTGAACGTGCGCGACGGGTTCCCGTGGGTTCTCGACGGACAACACCGGATCTATGCGCTCAAAGAAAACGGCTTTGAGGCGTACGAGATCGAGTGCGAGATTTACGAAGGACTGTCGGACGCCGAGATGGCCGACATCTTCTTGGGCCGCGATGATCGGCGGCCTATCAACGTGTTCGAAAAGTTTCAGGTGGCGTGTACTGCGGAGCGCAAGCGCGAGACGGACATTCGCCGGACCGTGGAATCGCAGGGCCTGAAGATCAGCCAGACGAAAGATGCCGGGTGTATCGGCGCTGTTGGCGCACTCGGGCGCGTGTATGACCGCGCTGGCGCCGCCGTGCTCGGTCAGGCGCTGCGCACGATTCGCGATGCCTACGGCGGCGATCCGAATGCGTTCGACGGGGAACTGATACAGGGGCTGGGCCTCATTTACAACCGCTACAACGGCAAGACCGATGAGAAGGCGCTGGCGACGGCGCTCAGCGCTGCGGCGCATGGCGTGCGCGGCCTGATGCGTCGCGCGGAAGCCCAGCGTGAGCGGACGGGCAATCAGAAGTCGCACTGCGTGGCGGCCACCGTGGTTGACATCTACAACAAGGGCCTCGGGCCTCGAGCTGGCAAGCGGTTGCCGACGTGGTGGAAAGAGGCCTAGCGTCATGGCTGACATTTCCCCGGCGCGTCGATCAGCAATGGCGGACAGTCGCGGACGGCGGCCTCTGCCTCCAGGTACTGATCGAGTGTCGATCGCAGGGTCTCAAGGTCTGAGCGAGCAGGACGTGATCGCGGAGCTGTGCGGCGATCAGGTTTCTTTCGAAGGCTCGGCCGAAACGCAAGGACGTTTGATCGCCGAGGCGATTGTGGCGGCGGTATACGGGAGTCATCGCTCATATGAGTAGCTCACCCGTTCAGTCTCGCCGCACGCCCGATCTGAGCCAAGTGCGGACTTCGACGTTGCGGGCTGACGTGCGTCGAAAATCGACGCCGCTCGAGAATGCGGCCGGAATCATCGAGATGACGCCACAGCAGATTGCCTCGGTGTGTTTTGACGAATCGGTGATCGGCGCGGGGTTGACGAACAAGGAGATCGCGGCGGCGCTGGACGTGAACGAGTCGATTGTCGGCCGCTGGCGGAACGTGGACGCGCGGGAGACGCCCTCGCTGTTCTACGTGTTGAAGCTCGGGCCGGACTTCACGCGGCTGTTATTTCGCGGCTTCTCACGGCGGTACGGCTGGGGGCAGAAGTCGCTGCTGGATGTCGTGGGGGCCCTCGGGGATCTGGTGGTCACGGTATCGGAGGAGTGAGCCATGAACAAAGTCCTGTGGATGCCTGACGAGGACGATCCCCACGAGGGATCCGGGGCGATCTCGTGGATGGCGGTGCTGATCGCGCTGGCGTTTGGCCTGATCGCGGTGCTGTGGCGATGAGCGTCCATCCCTTTCGCAAGCCGGAGGTCGATCCGTGGCCGTCTGTGGAGGACGCCCGCGAGGACCTGTGTCCCTGGTGCGAAGCGATGCCGACAGAGCGGCACACGCCGCCGTGTCCGCTCTACGCCCCGGCCTTTGACGAACTCTCGTGGTGTGACGCGTGCGGGACTGAATTTTTGACACGGTGTGCGTGCGATGGGCACGACGACTGCGAGGAGAGGTAATGGCTGGATTTCAACGCGCGAAGGCTGAACAGGCCGCGATCAAGATGGGCATCTATGGACCTCCGGGGGCGGGGAAGACGTTTACCTCGCTGCTGATGGCCGAAGGACTCGCCGCGCTGAGCGGCAAGCGGATCGCCTACGTCGATACCGAGCGCGGGACGGACTTCTACTGCAAGGCGGTGGCGAATCGCGCGGTGCATCCGGAGGCGTTCGACTTCGACGCACTCTATACGCGCAGCTTGACCGAAGTCGTGGCGGCGGTGAAGGCGCTCAAGCCGGACGTCTACGGCGTCGTGGTCATTGATTCCATTACGCATCTCTGGGAGGCCGCGATGGCCGCCTACACCGGAGCCAAGACGAAGCAGGGCGGGATTCCCATGCACGCATGGGGACGCATCAAGCGCCCGTACAAGGAACTGATGACGCTGCTGCTCAACTCGCCGATGCACGTCTTCATCCTTGGCCGTCAGGGCAACGTGTTTGAGGAAGACGAAGAAACCGAGGAACTCAAGAAGGTCGGCGTCAAGATGAAGGCCGAGGGCGAGACGCCGTACGAGCCGCACGTCCTCATTCGGATGGAGTCTGAGCGCCCGCAGAAGACCAACGAGGTCGCCACGATCTACGCCTACGCCGAGAAGGATCGCACGGGTGTACTGTCAGGGCGCTCGTTCGCGAACCCGACGTACAAGACGCTCATCGAACCCATCATCGGACTACTGGGTGGCACACAGGCCCGTACGGCCACTGAAGACGAGGCCGCCGTCATGGATGCCGAGGCGCTCGAGCGCGATGACCGGGACCGCGCCTCACGGTCCAAAGACCTGTTACGCACCATGAGCGCCAAGATCGACCTCGCTTCCACAGTGGCTGACGTGCGCGGGGTTGGGAAGGAAATCACGCCCAAGCTCAAGGCGCAGATGCTGCCGGTCGATGTCGCGTTGCTGCGCGAGCACTACTTGGCCCGAGAGAACGCCATCAAGGCGCAAGCGGCTGAGAACAACAAACTCGACGCGGAGATCGCGTCTGGCGAAAAGGTGAACTAGTGAGCCGGAGCCCGCAGTACCAGTTCGTGGGTCCGGTGGCGCTGGACGGCAAGCTGGATGCCGATGTGCGCGTGCAGGTCGCGGACTACATCCGGACATTTGCCGGCGAAACCATCGAACTCAACGTCCGGAAGTACAAGTCGAAGCGGTCGCTGGCGCAGAACGCGCGGTACTGGGCGCTCTTGACGTGCGGGGCGATCTCGCTGTGGGAAGACCCATCACAGACGGAGGTCTTGCACGAGGAGATCGCGCATCTGCTGTTGGCGTTGCCGCCGTGCGAGAAGACCGGCCTTCGGCGCCGGATGCGGACGCCGAAGCTCAATACGTCGGAGTTCTCGGTCTACATGGAACGCGTGCAGGACAAGTTGATCGAGTTGGGGGCTGACCTGTCGGATTGGGACGACTACACACGACGCTTCGCGGAGGCAGCATGACGAGACGCTACTGCGAGATGTGCGATGAGTGGTACGGCGCGGCGGTGCGTGAGTGCCCCGCGTGCGGCGACGAAACCGTGAAGGCCGACATTGAACCGCCCGAACCGGACGGCGAAGCCTTCCGCGGCGGGGAAGCCGCCGCGTACGAGCGCGAACAGATGTCAGCGGCTCAGAGGCTCAAGTGACCCACGCGGAGCGGAAGAAGCGCGAGTACCACGCCTTGCGCGAGGAGCACGTCTGCGTCGATTGCCGATGTGCGGATGTCTATCGGCATGTGCGCTGCGCCTTGTGCCGGTGTATCCGGGCCATGCGGGCTCGAGCGAAGCGGAGGGCGGCATGACCAGCCACGATCTGACGGCGCGCGGGTTTCGGAAGCACAGCGTCTTGCCGCAGGCGTGGACCTACTGCCCCTCCTGCAAGGGTTATCGCTGGTTTGTGTGGTGGGTGGGACCGCAGCATGGGTGGACGGTGACGACGTGCGCGGGTTGCCAGCAGGTTGAGCATCACGATGAGGCCTTCGTGGCTCGGCAGCCGATTGTGCAGCACCAGAGGACGGCATGACCGAGGCTCTCGACTTTCTCGGAAGCTGGTTGGAGCGGCCTGGGATGGCGATCGCCTTCGGGTTGCTGGTGGGCCTGGTGGCCTACTGGGCGCTGTGTCGGCTGGCGGACGCGATCCGATCAGGGGAGGGCTACCGTGCGATGGTTCGCGATCTGGAAGGCCTGGAGAGAGGCGCGGTATCAGCGACGCCTCGGGTTGGCGTACCGCCCGCGGCCGTATGCGCTGAGTGTCTGGCTCGCGCCCGAGCGCCCGAGTGTCACTGCGACCTGTGTACGTTCCATCGCCGATTGGTTCGGGGATCGACGTACATCCAGGGCCGATCGGTGTCGGTGAACTGAGGAGAGAACGATCAAGAAAGGGACACACGAGGTGATTCGATGACGAAGCGAGATGTACGGGAACAGGGCCGGATCATTCTGGCCCACGGTGAGGCGACTGGACACTGCCATGAAGTCGTGGCGGTGGACACCGGCCTGCCGCCGTCGATGGAGGCGGCGCAGTTTTTCGAGGTTGATGGCCTGCGGACGTTGATCGTGCTGGCGCCGTGCGAACTGCGGCATCAGGAGCACGCGCCGATCGCGCTGGATCCAGCGTCACCGATCATGTGGCGGCAGGGCGATGTCCTTGGGATCCCGACTGCGCCTGGAACATGGCGGATCGAGCGGCAGCGCGAACAGTACTCACCGAACGAGTGGCGTCAGGTCGCGGATTGACAATGGCCCGCACGCCCGACTTCGATCGCTACGTGGCAGCCTGTGACTATCCAGGCACCTTGGACGAGGCCGTGGTGACGGCATCGCTCCAAGACTATCTTGGCGCGCTTGGCGTCTCGCGAGTCGTGCGCCGCCTGCCGGCGGGATGGGATCTGGGCACTGAGGAACCACTCAGGCGGTCTGTGTGGACCGTGCTCGAGGACATCGCGAAACGCTGTGGGTGGCCCGCCAGCGATGCCCTCGATGCCCGCGATGCCCGCGCTGCCCTCGATGCCCTCGCTGCCCGCGCTGCCCTCGCTGCCCGCGATGCCCGCGATGCCCGCGCTGCCCGCGCTGCCCTCGCTGCCCGCGATGCCCGCGA